GATTTATGTAGCCAAGACTCAGGCCACGGTATCCAAGATATTCAACAGCCTCCAAAAGATTCGTAAGTCAACGGATTACGTCATCCGTTTTGATGAAACGGCTGTTCCGGCAATGGTTACCGGTGAAGAAAGACCATCATATTATATTGGGAATGATTTCCCTAAATATGGCTCACTGGATAACTGGTTCTGGTCCGTTTGCTTCAACCAGTATCTGATGGATGCCAATGCCTTCATCATGGTGGTTCCTACCAATACCATGAAGATGGATAACGAGTATTACAAGCCTTATCCGATGCTGTTCAATAGTCCACAGGTTTTAGACTATCAGGAAGGCCAGTACGCCGTTTTCAAGTCCATCGAAGTAAGTTCTTACCGTAGCGGTAACCGGAATTACAGCGGTTCAGTTTATTATTCAGTTGACCCTATCAGCATCGTCAAGTATGAGCAAATTAATGCAAAAGGTGACTTCCAAGCTATCGAGTTCAATCATAATCTTGGGTATTTGCCTATTGTGCGTACTAATGGTGTTATTTTACGTGACGGCTTGGGTGACACTTTGTATAGTAGCCGGATTCATTCGATTGTTCCATCTCTGAACGAGGCGGCCCGTGAATGGAGTGATCTTCAAGCGGAGGTAGTTCAGCACATCCATTCGACGATGTGGGCCATTAACGGCAAGGAATGTCGGACATGTCATGGCACAGGAGTAATACCCAAGGCTGGGACATCTCCTATTCAATGTGATGAGTGTAATGGCAAAGGGTTTTATCCGTTTAATCCTTATGAACACATCACCATCAAACCTCCGACAATGGGTGAGGCCATGCCTCCGACTCCTCCGGCTGGCTATTTGACCAAGCCTATTGACATCGCCAAGCTTCAGGACCAACGGGTCAACGACCACATTTATCATGCTTTGAGTTCTATTAACATGGAGTTTCTGGCCGCAGTTCCAGTAAGCCAGTCGGGTACGGCCAAAGAGATTGACCGGGCGGAACTTAATAATTTCGTTTATTCCGTCGCTGAGGATTGCGTCAGGATTATCGATGAGATTTCGGAAATTATTGTGGATTACCGTTATGGTGGTATCGTAATGAATTACGAAGAACGTGAAAGACTCCTTCCGATGATTGCGGTACCCGAGAAGTACGACATGATTCCAGAATCCTATCTGGTTGATGAGATTTCCAAACTACGCCAATCCAAGGTAAATCCTTTGATTATTAACGCCGCTGAATTGGAATACGCTTCAAAGAAATTCAACACGGACCGCCGCATCAAGGAACGTTTGGAGGATATCTATCAACTTGACCCGTTAGCCGGCATGAGTCCAGATGAGATTCTGGCTGCTGTTAGCATGGGTGTTATTTCCAAGATGGCTTTTATCATCCATTCAAACATCAAGGAGTTCATCGACATCCTACATGATAATACGGTAGGTTTTTTCCAGCTACCCTATCAAACAAAACGGGATGCCATATACCAAATGGCAAACGACTGGATGAACCAGAATAAAGCCTTGACAGTTGCCGATGTTTCCTCAATGGTAAACCAACCTGATGTCACTCCAACAGATACAAACAATCCTATCTAAAATTGACGGCTCTGTCAATTCCTTTGTCCGTGGCTTACCGGAGGTGGAGCGACGGATGTGGGATAGGGTATTGGCGGTCATCAAACAGCTGGAAATCGATAACCTTGGGAACGTAAAGAATAACGTAAACAATCTCAAGGTATTAACCCAGCTGAACAAGGAAATCAATGACATCGTTATCACCCCTGAATACAAAAAGAAAGTCCAGCAGTTCACGGGTGTTTTCACGAATATGGCTGACCTTCAGAACGTATATCTGGGAACAGTATTCGACAAGTTTAAGCCTACTAAGACTCTTAAGGAAATCACCAAGGCAAGTATTGGAATTACTGTGGATCAACTTCAGGACACCGGAGTCACATCGGCCCTATCGGGTGAAATCAAGGACTTTCTTCGGGGTTCTATCACAAGTGGTGGTTCGTATTCTGATCTTACTGATAAACTTAAAACGGCTATTCTTGGCAATGATGAAATCGATGGTGGGTTAACAAGGTATGCCAAGACCTACGCAACTGACTCTATCAATCAGTTTAATGCCACCTATACTAAACAGGTAAGCCAAGATTTCAAGCCTCAGTGGTTCCGTTATACCGGATCAAACATGACCACAAGCCGTGAGTTCTGTAAAGTACTCAAGGAAAAGGATGGTGGATACTTCCACATTAACGAGGTCCCAGGATTCCTACAAGGTCAGGTAGGGACAACCGAGGTGGAGATATACGCCAAGTACAATCTTCCCAAGGGTATGAATGAGGCCACCAATCCCGATAACTTTTTCGTGTTACGGGGTGGATACAATTGCGGACATCAGATTTTCCCAGTATCCGAGGCATCGGTTCCAGCGGAACTCAAGGCCCGTTTCATCTGATCCCATTCCCGGATGATGCGGTCAACTACCCATTGACGGCCTCGGAACTTTCCCATCAGTAAAAGATTAGTCTGTTCTCGGTTGATGATGTCGGCTACATCATCGCACATAGAGTAGGAGGTAGTAAATCTACGGCAGTCTTTATCTTTTTCCATTTCGTGTAAGTTACACAAATATAAGATTTTGTGAATGAAAATGGGTAAATCTATTTATTGACTTTTGTAAAAAAATTGGCTACTTATGGCAACTAATGCGGGAGAATTTATCTCCAAACTTGCGTCGATGGCCGGTCTTGACGCATCTAATCCGGCACTTATCGAAATCCTTTCAAATTCCGAGTTCTCCAATTACAAGCTACCTGATGAGGTGACTGGTAAAATCAATGGGGCACTTCTTACCTATGACTCGGCCCGTAATAACGAGGGTCTTAGGAGACATTATCACGCTGAAATCCTGAACGGTCTGGATTCCAATATCGAATCCGTAATCGACCGCTTTGGTGTTGAACAGGATATAGCGGATACCATCCGGTCTGAAAAAAAGACCACCGAGAAGTACAATCGTCTTATCGAGAAACTGTCTGACTTGCACGCAAGAAAGGCACAAACCACCTCTAAAGGCGATAAAAAGGAACTGGAAGATGAAATCGGACGTTTGAATAGTCAAGTCCGTGAACTCAATGATAAGCTGAAATCAGCTCCGGTGGAACGTGACCAGTTTTGGTCTGACCGCCTTAAAAACAAGGCTATTGAAAATATCCTTTCTGGATATAACTACGCCGGAGAAAAGGACATCCCCAAGGAGGTCCTTATGGAAACAGCTCGTGTTATGCTTAATCGCAAGATGAATGAAAACAAAATCAGTGTGACTTATAACACTGACCATGATACTGTAAGTCTGAAAACCGAATCAGGTATGGATTACTACAAAGACAATTCGCCCATGTCTTTCAAGCAGTTCACTGATTCTGTGTTGGCGGAAAGTAAAATGTTAACCATTCCGGGAGCCTCCGCTCCAACTAATCAAGCCGCTCCATCAATCCCAACCTCCCCAACTATCATTGGAAGCAAGGGTAACGGCCCTGATATGTCCAAGTACTTAGCGGCCTTGGATGACATTCAATCAGGCCGATAATAATCAGATAAACAATGGCTAACGGCCTCGCTCCTTATTTGTTAAACGACCTCAAGACGCTGGCACAAGGTGCCTACCCGTCTCATAAGGTTGACCTCAAAGGTTTCCTTGCTATGCTTACCAGCGGCAACGGAGCCGCTCCGATTCAGACTTCTACCCTTGCGGGACACAAGAAAGAAGTTCGTTTCTGGTATCGTAACCGCAATACCAAGCCTCAGACTGATACCGCCGCTTCATGCGACCAAGTTCTGACCCCGGCTCGTAAAGAAGCTACCGTATCTGTCGGCAATACCCGTCAGATTGCATGGCATCTCCCTGACGAACTGGTTGCTCAATACATGGAAGAAGCATCTCAGCGTGTAAACATCCCCGGTGGACCTATCGGTGGTGCCTCCGCTGAATTGTTTGACATCATCATGAGTGGTGCTAATGGTATCCTCGAAGGTGTTAACGATGACCTGTTAGGTTTGATCACGTGGGGTAAGAACCGTGTTTCCGGTTCTAACGCCGCTGTAACCTTGAACCTGTCGGCTGATACCCAAGTTCAGAAACTTACCACTGGTATGCCCAAACTATTGTCAGACTATAAACTGAACAGTTTGTCAGGTATGCCTAACGTGGTTGGTGCTGGTCTGTTCTACTCTTATATGCTGAGTCAGAATTGGAAAGGTACCGATCAGGGTGGTTTCAACTCCGCTACGGCTACTGGAATGGTCAACTTCTTCGCTGACCAAGACTTCGCCGATTCTATCGGTGCTAACCACATCGGTATTTTCGAACCGGGTTCCATCCAACTGGTTGAGTATCTGGAATACACTGGCTTTAAAGCTGGTATCAAACCGGGTGCTTCCGAGTTCGGTGTTATCGCTCTCCCAGCTATGAGTGTTGACGGTACGATGTTGCCTGTTAAATTCGACTGGCAGTTGAAATACATCGATTGTCCTACCACGTTGACGGATGCCTATTCAGGTTCTTCTTCTACCTACCAAAAAGGTTGGAGTTTCATCCTGAAGAAAGACTTCGGTTTGTTCCAGGTTCCTTCCGATTCTTATCGTCAGGAAGATGCGACTTACCAAGTTAACGGCGCACTCCGTTACAATGTGACCAACGCTTGTGACACTTGTTCCTAATCGCTGACTAACGATGGATTGTCTCATTGACTACATCGGACTTACCGGGTGTGGGGCCTCAAACCCCACATCCGGTTTGTTCATCAATTCACTTCCGGGTATCTCTTTGAAATCCATCGAGATGTTGGCGGATGCTGAACAAGTAACCTATGTCGGAGTCTGGAATGATGTCCAGCTCCGCGCAACCAAAAGACTTCAACTGATGTTGACTTCCATCCTGTCCAAACAATACAGGGTTAAGTCAGGACGGTATAGCATCAGAACCAAGGAAACGGCCCAATCCTCTAATACAGGGGCCTACTCGACTCCGTCTTATAAACTGGAGTCCTATTGTGGTAGTCAGTTAAGCTATCACCATATCGAATCTATTAAGGTCAGGAAGCAAGACAATAGTGACCCTATTGGGGTGACTGTTTTCAATGCTGAAGATAACAGCATCCTTTATAACGCTTCCTTCAGTTCTAATTACGATTCCATCCAGACGGTTAACCTCAATGAGGATTTCTATGTCAAGGAAATCATAGTTCAGGTAAGCATTACCTCAGGGGTATTCTATGAGGATACTTTTGAGTCAATTGATTTTGGCGGTGGAAATATCAAAACTGGCATTTATGCGGCAGGGGTATTTATCGAGTCCAATCTCACCTATGGGATTTCTCTTAACTATGGACAACGCTGTTCATTAGATAACCTCGCCTGTGATAGCAAGGATTTGTTTTCCTTGCCTCTGTGGTATCTACTGGGTTCTGAACTGATGTTGGAACGGATGGTTTCCGAAAGGATTAACAAATGGACTGTGGACCGCAAACAGGCGGAGGAATTGAAAGCTTACTACGATTCCGAGGCTGAAAAGGCTTTGGAACAGGCTGTGGCCGGTATCTGTCTGAATGAAATGGATTGCTGTCTGGAATGTGATCCACCTATAGCCATAAGGGAGGCCCGACTTTGATCAAGGTTTCATCTAATCTCAATGAGGTAACCAGCCGACTTATTGGACGGCTTAAATCGGTAGCCAATCCGACTGGTCCTGTCATTGATAAGATGTTGAGAACCATTTCATTGGACACAGTAGCCCAGATGAAAGTACGCATCCATGATGATGGACTTAACTCAGAAGGTAAGCCGCTTGGAAATTACTCATCCAATTATCTTAAATATCGCCGAAAAAAGGCCAACCGAGGGGATAACCCAAAGGTCATTTTCTCCCTTACCCGGCAAATGGAGAACGATTTTAACATAGTTTCTGGTAATGGACAAACAGGGTACGGTTTGGGTTTTAAGAATCCTGACAATGCTCAAAAGGCACAATGGCTACAAGAGAAACCCAAGTTTGGCAAAGTGTATAAGCCAACGGTTCAAGAAGTACAGCACATGAAAGCCGTGGCTGAACAATTCATTAAAGACATATTGAACGGTGAGAATCCTTGAACAGATAGTTGAAGTATTGAATGGAAGGCTCCAAAACGGAGTACTTTCTTCCAGTTATTTCCAGAACGGAAACTGGAATACTTTGGCCTATCTCACCAATCCTACGGATGATAGCCCACAGAAGCCTTATGTGGTTGAAAATGGTGTCACCAAAGATGTTATAATAGATGACCGGTACAGTTTTAACATTTACCATCGGGTTCTTGATGCCTTCTTTAATCCAGCGGATACTTTCGGAGATGGGAATGGTGTGGTATCTATGGTTTGTAATATGTATGCCGTCATCTATGCTGATCAACAGCGGACAACTTATTCACCAACTGACCTGGCTTTGGCAGTGTCGGCTGGTCTCAATTATCAGTTAACCCCAACCGATTTGGGTAACTCAAAGATTTTACGTGTCAAGGCATCTGTGGTCAGGGCGAACCTAAATGGTTCACAGGTGTTTTCGGGCGAATACGGCAAGGGTGGACACAACCCGATGCAACTTACAGATGTCATGATTGGTATTGGATACCAATTAGAAATTACCGCTCACAGTTCATGTCTGGACTGTTCAACTTGTTAAATTAACTCATCATGTCTATTTATTATCCTACATCATCGTGTGGAGGTGGTTCTATTCCTGATTATTATTGTAATCCTTGTCTGGATTCTTCAGTAATCGAATACGGACGTATCCGTTCCATTGCTTTGATTAAGAATACATATATCAATACCGTATTGGCTAACCCTACATCTTCTTCCGTATGGTCAACCGGTGTCAATAACGCTAACATCATCGTCATTTACCAAACTCAAGGTTCTTATGACGGTGGTACTACGGCTGAATTGACCGGATTTGGCGATTCTATCACTTACAACGGTAATACGACACATACATTGGTTTATAAGGACCCGTTTGCCGCTGATAACTGTGATTTCTACAACGCTATCCGTCACTCAACGGATTATACCATCGCTTTCCGTACCTCTACCAAGGTTTGGTTTGCTGAAAGTCCGGTTACCTTTAGTCCTAAAAATGCCGTGGCTGATGACATCGCTTCGGCAATGTCATGGGAAGTAAGCTGTAAATGGACCAATTCGGAGTCACCTTGTGGCTATACCACGCCAACGGGTATCTTCGATGAATGTTACATCCACAGTTAATCCAATAAGCGGTCCCGTAAGACCGCTTATCTTTTCATTTTATAACTAATCAATCGTCATGGCCCAATACTGGTTACAGACTCCTATCGAGAACGCCAAAGAGGTGGTTCAACGCTTTATTGATTCTAACTCGGCAACACTTACCAATTATGCCGGGATGGGTGTGACCTATGATTACGAGACCGAGGTTATTTTCTACAATTTCGCTAATAATTTTCCGACTTACGATAGTAATGTCATTTACTTCGGTAGCTTTATTTTTGCCTCACAGGAATCCAGTATCGACTTGGCTATTTATGATGGAGCCGGTGAGATTGGAACTTTCGATTCACTAAATGATATTGGTCAGCCTTTAGAGGCTGGTATTTATCCTTATGTCATGTGGAACGCCGTCAATTCAGGAGCCAATGGCAGTGTTTACTTTGTAGGCTATAAATTTAAGCTGGCATGATTCAGTACTGGATCAAGATTCCGGTTGAGAATGCCAGAGAAATAACCGAAAGGTTTATCTATGATAAGCTATCGGCTTATGATGGGTACGAACTTACATATAATGTTCAGACTGAAGCCATTGTATTGGATTTGGCTACTGATTTTACCTTTGATTTTCATTCTATTTACTTTGGGGATGTCATCATAAGTTCGGAGGATAACGAATTATCCCTGTCGGTTAGTGACAATTTATCATCGGTTCTAACCCTGACTTCTTACACATATCCCATAAAATCAGGAACTTATCCATACGTTATTTTCAACGAGGTGGCTTCAAAACCCGTTTCAAATGCGTACTTTGTGGGCTATAAGTTTACCATCGCCGCTGTTGAGCCTGACATCAATATGTTGCTTACAGAGGATGGTAAAATGTTGCAAACTGAGGACGGTTTATACACTATCCAAATCTAATGGCTAATACAAAGATTTCTCAGTTAAACCCGGTCACTACCCTGACCGCAAACGATACTTTTCCGGTAGTTCAAGGCTCAGAAACCAAGAAGGCCAAAATTAGTGATGTCAAGAACTATCTTCCCATATCCAATAGCGTAGCCACCGGATTACTTACCAATACGGATTGGAATACATTTAACAATAAACAGAATACCCTGACGCTGGGTAACTTGACCGAATCCACATCATCGGTTCTAACAATTAGTGGAAATGTCGGGTCTGTTATCGGTTCGGGGTTAACCATTCAGGTTAAACAAGCATCCTCATCCCAAGGCGGTTATCTGTCATCGTCCGACTGGACCACGTTTAATAACAAGATGTCAAGTCTTAGCTTGACAACTACGGGGACATCAGGGTCGGCTACTTTGGTAGGTAGCACATTAAATATACCCCAATACCTTGGGTCGGCTGTTACAAGTCTTGGTAGTCAAACCGGAGCAACCCAAACCTTTTCAACAGATACGACAGGTACTGATTTTACCATTACATCGGCGGCTAATAATCATAAATTCAGCATTCCTAATGCCAGTGCATCGGCTCGGGGACTCCTTACAGCGGCTGATTACAGTACTTTTAATGGCAAACAAAACGCTTTGACATTGGGTAACCTTACGGAATCTACCAGTTCAGTTCTGACCATAACTGGAGGCACAGGATCAGTTGTGGGTTCTGGCACTACTATCCAAGTCAAACAAGCCAATGGTTCACAAGGTGGTTTCCTATCCTCGGGAGACTGGACCACATTCAATGGCAAACAGGGTACATTGACCCTTACCACTACCGGTTCATCCGGTGCGGCAACGCTTGTCAATAACGTATTAAATGTACCTCAATATAACGGAGGGGGTACGGATTCAATCAACTGGCCTCATACGGAAGCACTGCCGAGTATTGGGTCAGCTATAAAAGCCGAGCCTGTTTACAGTACGATGGCTAACTTGACAAGTAATGCGTTTAATCCAGTCAGCCAAAGGATATATTTAATTGCTATGTGGGTTCCACGGGCCATGACAATTACTGGTGTCAAATGGATTCAAGCTACGGTAGGTTCATTTGTAGCCAGTAACTTCAATGGTGTGGCTCTTTATACCCAATCAGGCGGAACATTTACCCGTCAGGCGTTTTCAGCCAATGATGCTACTATATTTACGACTGCTGGTTCAAGTGTAATTAGAAATAAGGCATTCACATCTACCTATTCAGCATCAGCCGGGGTCCATTATGCCGCATTGATGTATAGCGCATTATCTGGAACGGCTCCGGCTCTTATGATTAGTCCAAGTCCAGTCTATAACGGTTATACGCTGGATAATACCAATGGAATGTATCTTTCTATGTTTGCCGCATCTCAAACATCTTTTCCATCTACATTATCCATTTCTGGAAACCTATTATCCGTAAACATACCTTATCTATCGCTGTATTAAAATGGAGCCATATATTAAAATTAAGCCAATCCGAATAGGTGAACTTAACGAAAAGACAGCCAATGCTATTAGTTGGCAAGTTCAGAATTTGACACGTGGGATTGATTTCGCCGTCGT